TATCAATTTGATCTGAGTAGGATATAACCTTTTGATTTATTTGGGTCGTTCGAATCCCGCCGCCGGACAAATAACGAGTGTTGTCGACATTTCTTTCGGCTTCTGTCCCCAATACGTCCAAAGAGTATTGGGCCATTACTTGCCAACCGTCCATCTTGGGAGACTGCCAGGCAAAGGTATTGTCCATTCTCAGATAATCTGACATCGAAGAGCCGGAAGCGGCTATCCCCCAACCCGTCGCAAAAGGTCCCGAGTTTGGTCCCCAAGGATCCCAGGAACCCATGCCGGACATAAAGTTGCCAATACGGCCCATGCCGAACTTTCCGTAAGCGCACTCATAAGTTAAGTTCGCTTCTCGTCCGAAGGCATAGTTTGCACCTTGGCTCTGAGCTCCGTTGTTTGAGTCAAAACCTTGTTCCAGGACGAAGCTGACGGCTCTGCCGTTACCCAGGTCTTCTTTCCCCTTGAATCCGAAGCGGCTCGGTCTCATAAAGCCTGTTTCTTCATAGACTCTGGTCTCACCGTTCACTCTAGCTACCGCAATGCCGGTGTCAATGACGCCATAGACTTCTACTTGTGACGCCCACGCGAGCGAGGGTAAAAATAAAGGCAAAGCTGCCCGCATAAGAAAATTTAATTTTTTCACAATACTCTCCTCAGTTCCGCCGGGGCTTTTTTGCCCCGGCTGCTTATTTACTTTGTTCTCACATCAAAGGAGTGGCAGTTGTTGCAATACATCTTCGGAGGAGCTTTGTGAGCGGTGTGGCAGACGGTGCAGCGGACGGGACCGGAGTGGCTGTCGTGGATTGCAGCTGCACGATTGCGACCGCTCTCGATATAGACTTTAGGTACGCCGTATCCCTGAGCATCCAACTTTGCTCCCCGATAATGCCCCGAACTGTTAGCGTGGCAGCTTAGGCATTGTTTCTCATTGGGAGCGGTTGTCGGAGTATTTATTCCATGGCACTGCTGACAAGTCACGCCCAGCTTTTCATGAGCCTTCATGGATTGGAGAGCCTGAGCTTGCGCCAGAGAGGAGAAAGCCAAAGCTAAAGAAAGAAAACAAACTGATAGTGAAATACGCGGTATATTCTTCTCCTGGAATTAATTCTTTGATTCATTAACTAAACGCATGGCATCACGGCCGGCGATTAAACCTCCGGTCATACCGAATCCGCTTGTAAAGCCCGGGTATTTGATGTCGTAACTTGTGTCATACAAACCGCCCATATCCATTCCCACGGCATACAGACCAGGGATGACGTTGCCTTTTTTGTCCATCGCCTGCATTTTTGAGTTCATGCGGATTCCGCCCAGGGTCTGGAAGAAAGCTCTGAGGCCGCGCATTGCATAATAAGGACCGTGATCGGAGAACTTAAACAAGAATTCTTTGGGTCTGCCAAGCATCTTGTCTTCGCCGGCATCCGCGGCAGCGTTGATGTCTTTAACAGTTTCGACAAGATTCTGGATCGGGACGCCTATTTTCTGAGCTAACTCTTCAATTGTGTCGGCTTTGAAGGCATAGCCTGCTTTAATACCTCTTTCCAGGCCTTCGTTCAGAGCGGTCATGGGTTCTCCACGGATGACAATTTGATTGAAGTCAGTGAGAGGTCCGTCTTTAATAAGTTTGTTTTTCATGTTCTCATCGAAAATAGAGAACATCACGCCACCGTTTGCCGTCATGGCGTTATGGTTGTCATTCCAGTAACGGCCGTTACCTTCGTTATAGAAACGCTGACCGAACTTATTTACCCACAGAAACGGCTGACTTAATGCAGCCCTGGACTCTTTGAGCCATTGAGGACCGTTAAACTGGAAGATGACGGGTTCATATTCAAGGTAAGGACTGTTGCCGGCAATGGTATCCATACCTGCCAAATCAGCTCCGATCGCTTTGGCCATATTGATGCCATCGCCTGTACGGCCTTCAATGCCGGGGCCTCGAAGCATGATTCTTGCCATCCCTTCCTTGCCGATGTCCGGAACGTATTTCTTCAGCATTTCCTGATTTCCAGGGAAACCACCGGTCGCCAGAATGACGGCTTTGGCTTTAACAACAACCTTTTCGCCTTTGTAATTTTTGGCTTCTACTCCGATTACTTCACCTTTATCGTTTTGAATGAGTTTCTGAGCAGGGGTTTCGAGAAGAATTGTTCCGCCTTTCTTTTCAATATCTCTGTAGAAAAGTT